AGAAACCCGCTGACCGGAGAAAAGGAATTCACCGAAGACCGCGCCGAAGGCATTCCCGATCACGCCTACGATCCGCTTCGCTATTTCGCCAACAGTTCCATGTGGCAGTCTCCGGTGATCCGTTTGCAGCCGAATGTTCCACAATACCGCACCACCCCGTTGACGGAAGAGCCGGTCAAGGGCTATTCTCAACCAGGCCGCGCGCCGCGCGCCCGTTCCCATATGTGGAGGAAGCTTGACAAAATCTCGCCCCAGGATCGTTACCCTCAATGAAGCGGACCGCAAATATTATCCCGTCCTCCTGCGCACGGAGCCTCCCACCCTCCTGACCTATGAGGAAGTCCGCTCCAAGCTTCCGCGAATGTGCGTGATGCACGTTCCAGCCACGCATCCGAGGGATGAAGGCTGATGGCCACGAATTTCATTACTTCCTTTGGGATGCCTCCCGGCCCTCCCACTTCCGTGTCCCCCGATACCGGCCCCGCCGCCCGCGACTCCGACGAAGGAACAACTCACTCCGACGATTCGAATCAAGCCAAATCCAGGGTCCAGGATTTATCGGACGCCGAGATCGTCAGCCAGATTGAACGCTACCGCAACGAGGCGTTCATGCGCGAATATATCATAAGAAATACGTGGCTCGATTGTTACGGGCAGTACCGCAACAAGCAGGACTTCGACGATAAGGCTCCCTGGCAGTCTAGAATTACTTTTGCTAAAGCTCATTCAGCGGTAAAGAATTTCGCCGCGAACATCATGCGCCTGCTGATGCAGTCCGAACAGTGGGTCAGCGTAGAGCCGGGAGAAATCAATCCCACCATCGACCTCAAGAAAAGCGCCCCGCTCGTCGAGAAGGTGGTGCTGCGCCTCGCCGATACCTCGCATTTCCGCTCGCAGTTCCGGGACGCCCTGGAATTCGGAGCGGCCTGCGGCATGGGCGTGCTGAAAATCGGCTGGAACTACGAAAACAAGATCGACCTGTCGGTGGGCGGCGATGATACCGGGCCTCTACTCGTGCAGAAGAAACGCAAGGAAGGCACTTTATACGTGCAGAGCATCGACCCTTTCCACATCTGGTTTGGCCCGCGCACGAGGGACAACAATCGCTACGACTTTATCATCGAAGAAACCCTGGTGGACGTGGATGAATTGAAAGGACAAAAGGGACTTGAGAATACCCAGGACCTGGAGCATGTCGATAGGATCGCTGACCAAATGTATTTTGCGGATCAAGTTTATACGCGGGATTTCGCCCGCTACGATAAGCGCCAGATTCCCGCCGAGCATTACCGCAAGCAGGCTCTGATCTGGGAATACTGGGGAGATATCATCGACGTTCATTCCCAGAAAGTGATCGCCACCAACAAGCACATTCTGATCGCTAACCGGACCACTATCCTTAAGTTCGAGGATAATCCTTACTGGGACAGCCTTCCTCCCTACATCGTTTTCTCGCCCGTTCTCGTGGCGGGACGTTTCCCCGGGCAGGGACTTCTCGAAATGAACATGTCCATCAAGGACGGCATCGACCGTCTGGCCCAGATGCAAGAGGATCACCTGAAATTCTCGGTGGTTCCCATGATGGAAGTGGAAGCCAGCGCCCTCGAAAACCCGGAAGGCGATATGCAGACAGGCGTTCAACCAGGAAAAGTTTTCTACAAGCGAGCTGGAGCGGGTGCGGCAGCTGTTGCGGGCGTACAGTTTCCGCAGCTTGGAAATTCATCGTTCGACTTTCAACTGGAAATGGGAAAAGAATACCAACGGGGAACTTTTATTACAGATCAGAGCCAGGGACTCGTGGACGCCAAAGGCGAAACGACGGCCACGGAAGTCCAGCAAAACCAGATGTCCAGTTCCCTGATTCTGGCCGACATCGCGCAAATCATCGAGGACAATTGCCTGTCCTTCGTGGCCGAAAAGATTTGGTCCAGGGCCTTTCAATATATCGACTCGACGACGCGCCCCACCTGGTCGGAGCTTCTCGGCCCGCAGATCGGCAGATTTCTCGACCAGCTTCCCACGGATCAAAGACTCAAGCTGATCTGGGGCCGCTACAACTTCAAGGCCCACGGACTTTCCCGCGCCCTCGAACGCCAGCAGAATCTCGCCAAGTATAAAGACCTTCTGGAAACGATGGCCCAGATGGGCGGCGCACAGGCTCTTTCGATGATGGGAGTTAATGTCCCGGCCTTCTTTGCCCGCATCTTCGATTCCTATCATTTCACCGATTCCTGGGAACTCATGTCTCCGAACGCTCAGGATTTGCAGGATCAGTCCAGACAGGCGGGAATCGCGCAACAGAATCCGTTCCTGCAAGCCCAAGCTCAAGCTCATGGACAGATTGCCGCGAGCCGGGATCAGAGCGATCAGGACACCCTGCAAAAACTTTTGGACGCCGCGATGGGCATGCATCAGAACCAAGCGCCCGAGGCCCCGCAGCAATGAACATTGCCATAGATTATGACGGGACTTTCACCGCCGACCCTGAATTTTGGATCGCCATTATCGCATTAGCCGAAAAACGCGGCCATAAAGTCTATTGCGTGACAAAAAGAGAGCCGGAAATGGGTGTTCCGGGAATTCCCGTGCCGGTTATATTTTCCAGTCGTAAAGCCAAAAGACCGGCAACCGAACTACAGGGGATTCACATTGATGTGTGGATCGACGACGATATTTATGGAATTCTTTTCCATGACGGACAAAGAGTCATGGTGGAATAACCATCTGTGCGGCCCGCCTTCTAAAAGTATTGACAAAGAAACCGAAATGGTTCAAATTCCGAGCGGAGGATAATCAAAATGCAGAACGACGTGAAGCCGGTTCCCGGTCCACCAACACCTTCGGAACTTCCGCAGCAGGACATGGTGGTTCCGGCGGAGAACGCGCTTCCCCGCACGGAAGAAGAGAACGCCCGGATGGGCGGAAGGATTTCCACGGTCGCTTTTGAAGCCGATGAAACCCGCCCGCAGGACATGCACGGCTCGGTGCATTATCAGGAAACGACCGCCGATCCCGGAGCGAAGCCTGCATTCTGGAACTACAGGGAATTGACCCGAGTGAAGGAAACCATTCGGGGCTGAGAAGTCCTCTCCCGAGGACGAGCCGGGGCCGGTACGGGGGAGCTGGCGTAACTCTTGCGGATCGGCCTCGTATCTTATGAAGCCACAAGCAACAAAGCGTAGTAGTTCCGATCCGCGCATCGAACGCGCCTTCGAGGAAGTGCATGCCAATGTCCCGAGGAATGTGAAGGCCACGGGCAAGACTGGCGCGGCCAAAAACAAGATGATGACGGCGATTGCTTTGGATAAGGCAAGGAGAGCGGGTGCCAAAATCCCAAAACCATGAAAACTGCTGGTTTTGTGGAGAAGAATTAAATTTACACAACAGACCTTGGCAGAGATTTTGCAATAAAAAATGCAAGCGCGACTATCATTGGTGGAATGATGGATGGCAAAGAAGGTACGGCGTCAAGATCAATCTGTGGGCAATTCTGGATAGGCAAGGATGCCTCTGTGCTCTCTGCGGTGGATTTTTACTTAAAACTTGGGAGATTGACCACATTGTATCAAGAGAGCGTGGAGGCTCAAGTGATGAAACCAATTTACAGGCCCTTTGTAAATACTGTAATAAAGGCAAATGGACAATGACCACAAAGCAATATATAAAACATTGCGAGCGTGTAGTTTGTCTTTCGAAAGCCCGCGCTGCGGGAGCGAAGATTCCCGAGAAATGAGGGTGCATGCTGCGCAATAAGCCTGATGGTTCGCAATCGGTCGTAAAAGGGAACGGTTTCGGACTCGACATTCAGATCAACCGTTCCATCCGTCCGAAACAGGATTCGAATGCGGCCAGCGGCACTCCGAATATGGCCGGACAGCCGACCACGCTGGCTGATGCGGACGCCCTGAAGCCCGGCAATGAACTCTACCGGAATGTCATACGCCCTGCCACGATTGGTTCCGAGGAAGGTTACGACCTGCAACTTCCTCCCAGTCAGTACGTCGATACGGTTCCCCATTACGAGAACGAATTGCACGATCCGGCCCTGCATGGTTCCATCGCCGCATTGCGTTCCGCCGACACGAATGTCGCCTTCCAAAACTATGACAACTTTGCCGCCCGCCGCATGCCCATGCCACGCGCCCGTCAGGACGACGGCGTACTCGGAAGATTGCCATCCGAGGCCGATCCTTTAATGACCGATCAGAATTCGGATACCACGATTTTGCCTCGCGACGTGAACCGCAAAAGTCTCTACGGCGCGAACCGGGACGGGATGCTGAAGGAATAATGCCCACCGAGGAACAAATCAAGAGCCGCGAGGAATTGAAAGCCTTCGTGGACCGCGTATCGAAGCCGATTCGTGGCATGGTCCGTAACATCAAATCCGCATGGTTCAGTCGTCCCGACGATGAATTGAAAGGCTGGATCGAACGGGGCCGCGCCCTGAATGAAATTGCGGACTCGCTCGGTTATCGTCTCATCATGACGCAGACGGAAAAGGAAATTTCCTGGGCGCAGGCGCAACTGGAAATCTGCGAAACGAAGGATGTTGACCAGTTGCGCATGTATTTGAAGGCGTTGCGGTTTCTAAAGGATTTTGTATTGACGACGGAGCGCAACGCTGATATAGCTTCCACGGTTCTGGCCGGGCGGGAAGGGCAAATTGCCCGCGAAACGATGTCTTTCGTGCGGAATGCGAGGGTTGAGAACTGATGCCGTCACCTGGAACTACGAGCGAACTGTACACCGACTCCTCCCAGAGCGGATCGGCGGAAGTACTCGGAGCGCCGCCTTCCTCTCCATCGCCGATTCTGCCTCCAGCTCCTGTAACCGTAACGAATCCGGTAGTCACCAAATCCCGCATGGCGGATGAAGGGCCTGATGGCAAGATTCGGGATACCAGCACCGATGCTCTACGTTCTGGGAACGATCTTGGTTTTCGTAATCTGGATACGGAAGAAAAAACGGCAGCCCCCGCCGAGGAAAAGCCAGCAGAGGCGGCTCCCACAGCGCCGCCGGTGGCTCCTGCTCCTGAAAAGCTCTACGCAGGCAAGTTCAAATCGACGGAAGAGCTAGAGAAAAGCTATCAAGAACTGCAAAGCGCCTTCACACGAAAATCACAGGAAAAGGCAGAACTCGAAAAGAAAATTGTAGCGGCTCCCCCTATCGAGCAGCCTAAGACTCCCGCGCAAATTGTGATGGAGCAGGAAGAGAAGGACCGTTTCCTGGCAGATTTCGTTGCCAATCCGCAAAAAGTGATTCAGGATTATCAGAGCAAGGCCGCCATGCAGACGCAAATCGCTCTGACCACGCAGCAACTGACCAACGAATGGCAAAAAGCCAATCCCGATCTTACGGACTACGAGTATTTTGTAAGCGCCGAGGTGCATCGCCTAACGCAGCAGAATCCCGAACTTGGCAGAGACCCGAAAAGCCTGCTCAATCAGGCCACGGCCAATTTCCGCCAGATCACCGGGAAACTTCGTTCGGAAGGCGCAAAGGAAGCCTTAGCCACGGAGACGCGGGTCGTTCCGCTGCTCCAAACATCCGCTCCATCTACAGCCTCGGAACAACCTTCCCCAAAGGCTCCGCTCAACTTCGATGATGCGTTCGCGCAGCATATGAAGATGCTGAAGAACGAGGAGAACCGTTCGAAACGCGGCTTGCGCCGCTGACGGACGTTCATTCTGTTCTGAAAAGGAGTCTCTATGCCGGGTCAATTATTCGGCACGAACTCTCTCGGTGGCTTCTTTACCAACAACGAATTGTCGCTTCAGTTGCGCATCAAAGCGCAGCCCTTGAAGCGTTTCCGGCAGTTCGTGCAGATCAAGGGAGCCAAGGGTGCGCGCCGCGGCAACAAGGTGTATTTCGATAAATTGCAGCCTGTTGCCGTCGCAGCGAATACCAGCGGTCTAGCCGAGACCGCGACCATTCCCGAGACGAATTTCACGATCAATCAAGGCACGCTGACTATCCTAGAATATGCCAATGCCATCGCTTTCACGAATCAATTGGTGGCCCTATCTGAACTCGATATCGACAATTCCGTGGTGCAGACGCTGATGAACGATATGGCCATCACGCTCGATTCGGTGGCCGGAAAGCAGTTCCAGTCCGCCGACCTCGTTTACGTTACTTCCCTCTCGAACAGCGTGAACATCACCACGAACGGAACGGCTTCCTCAACGGCTTCTTCCAACCTCAATGGCACCAACTGGCGGGCCATCTGCGACGACATGCGCAAGAAAAACATCCCGTTCTACGACGGGCAATCCTATGTCGTGATTTGCAGCGTCAACGCCATGTCCGGGTTCTTCAGCGATACGCAGACGGGCGGCTTCGTTGATGTCACCAAATACAGCGAAACGCTTTCCGAATATCTGTATCGCGGCGAGGCGGGCCGCTACTACATGGGCCGTTTCGTCGAGGAAACCAATCTATTGTCGCAGCTTGCTGGAACGTCCTTGACCGGCGGAGAAGCCATCGCCATCGGCTTCGATGCGGTCATGGAAGGCGTGGCCATTCCCGAGGAACTGCGCGAAAAGGTTCCCACAGATTACGGGAGAAGCCAGGGCATTGCCTGGTACGCCCTTTTGGGCTTTCAACGGATATGGAATCAGGTGACCGATGGGTCGGAAAGGATCGCTCACATCACTAGCTCTTAGTGAGAGCGAAAGGAGGAAAAACACTATGGCATATGATGCAGAGCGATCTTACATCGGTGGCGGGGCGGCCCTCACCGTCGCGGCTCAGAACGCCGTGTCTACCGCTTCCGGCGCGATTATCGTGGGAGGCACGACCAATACACTT